AAAATTACAAAGTAATGAATAAAATCAGAGAGTCGGTATTTACCGGCTCTTTTTAGTGCAAAATTCCTCAAACATGTACCACAACTTTTCCACTGACCTATGATAGAATATACTCAGAAGTGTTACTATGGGATTTTATAGCTTAATTCAGAAAGGATATGATTGGATGTTGATAGGATGGCAAACGAGGAAAATTTAAAACCATTTACAAGCAATCAAAGCCGTGAGGAAGCCGTGAAAAACGGACAAAAAGGCGGTATTGCATCTGGATATTCTAGGAGACAAAAAAAAGCCCTTTCTGATTATGTGAAAATTATAGCTGAAAGCCCTGCATCAAGTACTGCAAAAAAGAAACTTGCAAAAATGGGGATTGCTGACGAAGACGCAAATAACATGGCAGTCGTAGCAACTTCTTTGTATAAAAAAGCGGCAGATGGAAATATACAGGCTATCGAAAAATGGGAGCAGCTAACAGCAGCTTCAAAAAACGATGATGAAAAATACGAACTTCCTGCCAGAGTACTCGGCAAGGCATTCGTGGACATTAACCGGCAGATTAAGCCTAACATCGAATATGTATTCGAGGGTGGTCGAGGTGGCCTGAAATCTTCATTCGTAGCTTTTAAAATTGTTGAGCTTATCAAGAATAACCCCCAGATGCACGCCTGCATTACAAGGCAGGTGGCTGGCACTCTAAAAGATTCTGTATATGCTAACATGAAATGGGCTATCAACGAACTCGGACTGATGGAAGAATTTGAATGCAAGGTGTCACCGCTTGAGATCAAGTATATTAAGACTGGACAGACAATATACTTCCGTGGTCTGGACGATGAAACCAAACTGAAATCTATTAAGCCGGAGTTTGGATACATCGGAATCCTCTGGAAAGAAGAAAAAGATCAAATGAAGGGAGATGCCCAGGAACGTTCTGTTAATCAGTCAGTGCTTCGTGGTGGCGATGAATCCTATGATTTTTCATCATATAATCCACCAAAGTCAAAATCAAACTGGGTAAACAGGATTAAACTGGTACCTAACCCGAAAAGAGTTATTCATCATTCGAGTTATCTGGAAGCCCCGGCGGAGTGGCTCGGGCAGAAGTTTATTGATGATGCAGCACATCTGAAAGAAATCAATCCAGAAGCCTATGAGCATGAGTACCTAG